TTTGCTAAAAAAAGACCAGAGCAACAGCGTGGGGTCAGTGATTTAGTTTATGCGCTTGAAAGCTTAAGACATTTAGAGCGCACTGAGGAGGCTCATCACATGGCTGCACGCTTGGCATCATGTGCCGTGTTTCAGCGTGTTGATGACAATGCAGATGATTGGGACTATGAAGAGAGTGAAAGGTTTGCAGATCAGATGCAAGTCACTCCCGGCTTTGTTTTGCGTTCTGGGCTTGGCAGAAAGTGGGAGATTTTACAACCACAATTCCCTAACACGGCTTTGCCTGACCATGCTAAGCAAACCTTGCAAGGTGCAGGGGCAAGCCTTGGCATTTCATATAATGCTTTTAGTGGTGACCTTGAGGGAACCAGTTACTCAAGTGGTCGTTTAGGGGCGTTAACAGATCGAGATTGTTGGAAAACTAAACAAAACGAAGCCATCAACGCACGAATTAGACCTATATTCAACGCATGGCTTAGGACTCAACTAGCTTACAACATTCTTGGAGGCTTAGCTTTTGAAGAGGAGAGAAAATATCAAGCCACTCACATACAAGCAAGACGATGGGATCACATTGACCCACTTAAGGACAGCGCAGGCAGAAAGTCAGACTTGCAAGCACGCCTTACCTCACCGCAGCGAGTCATTGCTGAGCGTGGCGATGACATTGAGGAGGTTTTAAATGAATGGGCTGAATATGAGGCACTAGTTGAAAGCAAAGGACTGATTGCAACAGACTTTAGATCAAGTGAATTAGACACACTAGCACAAGAAGATGATGAGGAGGATATTGAGGAGAAATATTTTTACGACAAAGACAAAAAGAAAAAGAAAAAGAAAAAATCTTGAACCTAGAAAATGAAATTAGAGTGGATAATGTTCCGCAGTTTATTCGTGACAATGCAAGGCGTGGTCTCGATCTACTTGAGTTTGCAGGCGATGGATTAACAGAAAAAACAAAAAGAGAAGCAAGGAACATGGCAAGGGGTCAGGTCAGTGATGACAAGGCGGTCAGGATGGGAGCGTGGTTTGAGAGGCATGAAAGCGATTTAAAAAGCCCAGACGCCAACGCTTATGTGAGTGGTGAGTCAAACCGACCAACCGCAGGGCAAGTGGCTTGGCTGTTATGGGGCGGAGATTTAGACAAAACAAACAGATTAAGAGCCATGAAATGGGCTCAAAGACAAAACAACACACAAGAAAAAAACATGAAGCCATTTGATGACGGTGAAAAAATTGGAATACAATATCGATCTCTTGAGATAAGAGAGGACTCCATCAATGACGAGGACCGTTCTGTCAGCCTTTCATTTTCAAGTGAGGAGCCGGGCGAACGCTTGCGGGGTCAAGAGATTCTTGATCATGACAAGAGCGCAGCAAGGATGGAGCGCATCAATACAGGTGCACCACTGTTGTGGAATCATGACCCCAATGATCAAATTGGTGTCGTTGATAAGGCTTACATTGGCGATGACAAGCGTGGTCATGCGGTTGTCAGATTTGGCAAAGGGCAAAGAGCACAAGAATTTTTCCAAGACGTAAAAGACGGCATTAGAAAGCTCGTCAGTTTTGGGTACAGGATTCATAGGGTAACTGATACAGAAGCGAATGATGAGGGGGTAAACTCGTATCGTGTCACTGATTGGGAGCCTTTTGAAATCAGTCTCGTTTCAATTCCGATGGATATGACCGTTGGGGTGGGGCGTGCCAGTAGCGACTCGATGAACGTGGTGAGAGTCCAAAACGCTGAACCATCCACACCAGAAATAATAATTAATCAGGAGAACATAAAAAATATGTCTGATAAAAATGAAAATAAGGTGAGCGAGACTGATACCCGCAACGTGGCGGAGTCAGTACCGCAAGCCTACGTCCCAAACAATGAGGACAAGGCACGTTTTAGACGTGACGAAATGAAAAGACAAAGCGGAATAAGATCCTTAGGGGAAAAATTTGGCTTTGGTGAAGATGCAGAAAGAGCTATTGAAGAGGGTACTGACCTTGAAACTTTTAGAAGATCAGTAACCGAATCTTGGGAGGCTCCAAGTGCTGCAATTGACCACAACGGACTCAATGAGGCTGTTGGAATGAACGACAAAGAGCTCAGAGAGTTTTCTGTTGTTAAAGCAATCCGTGACATCAAAAGCGGCAAAGGTCTTCAGGGACTTGAGCGTGAGGTGTCTGAGCAAGCTGCTAGGAACTCAGGTCAGTCATTAGGTGCTAATGATTTCTTTATTCCTGCGGAATATGGAACAAGAGACCTTTCAGCAGGCACAGATGCAGATGGTGGTCATACAGTTGAAACTCAGGTCGGTGACTTAATTGAGAAGCTTGATGCTCAGCTTGTAGCAAGCCAACTTGGTGCCACAATCCTGACAGGCTTAACAGGTAACGTTTCATTGCCATCCATGACAGGCGGAGCAACTGCGTCATGGTCAACAGAGGACGGTGCCGTTACTGCAACAGATCAGCAATTTGGTCAGGTCACTCTTTCACCTAAGAGACTTGCCGTTCGTACGATCTACAGTGATCAGCTTGTGAATCAGTCAAGCCTCAGTATTGAGAATATCGTTCGTGATGATCTCATCAAGCGTGAGGCATTAGCTGTTGACCTTGCAGCCTTTGCAGGATCAGGTTCAAGCAATCAGCCAAAAGGAATAATCAACTATAATGGTATTGGTGCTGTAACCTTTGGTGGTGCACCAACATTTGAAAAATATGTTGACCTTTGGAAAGCCGTTGCAACTGATAACGTCCCACAGGACAACCTTGCTTATGTTACATCTGCGGCAGCAATTGCCAAAGGTTTGAGCACAACAAAAGACTCAGGCAGTGGACAGTTCATCATGAGCGAATCACCAAGCGGAGGTTTTTCAATCCTTGGAATACCTGTTGTTATGTTTAATCAGAACATCAGTGATAAAGCGATATACGGAAACTTTTCCGAGCTTCTTATTGGTCAGTTTGCTTCTCGTAAGTTAACAGTTGATCCATTTAGCTTAGCCGCCAATGGACAGGTTGCAGTGACATCAAATTGCTTCTATGACATCAATGTGCGTCATGAGGCAAGCTTTGCCGCATCAGCCGACTCAGCAGCGCAGTAATTAAATTAAACACGGAGAGGGGTCCCCTTATTATGGGGGACCCTAATCTTAAATTTAACTTTTAAGAAAAATGGACATCATTATTTTAAAAGACACTTTTGCCAACGGTGAGCCTGTCAGTGCATCAGATAAGCCTCAGAGCTTTGATGATGAAGTTGCAAAAAAATTAATTGCTAACGGCAAAGCAATGCCTGCACCTGATAAGCCCGCAGCAAAAGCACCTAAGAAAAAAGCCGCAAAAAAAGACTAATAAATGTCTGTAAAAAGTGACGTCGAGGCAGGCTTTGAAATCCTTGCAAGTTTACATTCGCAAGGTGCCAAGGTTACCATTGGCGAGCGTGGTCCAGTCCCTTGCCTAATTCCTGACGGAGTTGAGAGGCAAGGCGAGGAGCGTGCAGGTCGATATCGCAACAGCGTCACCATTTCTATTGCAGTTTTAAAAAAAGACATAGGCACCTCACCACATGCGGGTGAGCGTGCTGTTGTCGATTTTAACGGTGAACAATTTCAATTGATTGTTAGCCCTGATGTCGATGTGCAAGAACAAGGCGGGGCAATCTATGCAATGACTTTAGTCTCAGGATAACATGGATTTTTGTAAACTATGGGAAAAAAGGCTTTTAGAAATTGCTGAGCCATTTTTAGACCCCAAACCGACACTAATTGAGGGTTCTGGACTCGCCGAGTTTGCAGATGGGTCAACGCTTGCCGTGGTCGTAAATCCGGGGGCGGAGTTGCCACCGCACTCTGGTTTCATGGAGTGTGATGTGGTTATTGAATACGATTACGAGAAAGCACAAGACCCTGATGAAGTGAGTGAGGTTTGGGGTCAAATCCTAGAGGCATTTGGAAACGGTAAAAATGGCGATGATCCACTAAGAACAAGACTCGCGTCAGGTGATTTGGTTATACCTAAAGGGATTGATTCGGTTCAATATGAACGGGGTTGGATTAACGACATCGGCAGCGGAATAAACCAATTTTTTATTACTGCTTACTTAGGTATAAAAAAACCTTGAAACTAAACACTATCACAATTTTTTTGAACAATTTATTATATTATTATGCCATCACCATCATTTGTAGGATCAGTAAATAGCACAGACGTCTCACTCGGAGCAGGAGCCGATGAATCTGGGATTATATTAGGAGATTTAAGCTATGACCTTGAAAATCCTCAGGTTGATTTTTTTGATCGATTTGGCGCAGTGAGTGGCTACGCAACCAATCACCAAGCCGCCATTAACTATTCTGTAAATGGGGTTGTAAGTGATAAAGATGCAGGCTTAAACGTTGCAACATTTACCGCAGCAATAACTCTTGCAAATGCTGACTTTTTTGCGTCAGCAAGCGCAACTCATAACGGGATCGATTTTACAGGTGCAGAAATTAGGCTTGTTGGCGTTTCTGGATCACAGCCACAAGGCGGGGCAAGGACAGTGGACTTGTCACTTAATAGACCGCTTGGCTTTGACGCTACACCTTAAAAAAACTAAACCCGCCACGGGGGAGCCGTGAAGAATCATGAAGAATAAAAAAAGTAAGATACCAGTACCTAGTGACTTGGCGCATGGGTTTAGTGAATCACAAAACACTGAGGAGGTCGCTGTCTGCCGTGGTCTAGGCGTTGAATTAGTAGCAGGCGCAGAGTGTCGCAAAACTTACACCAAGCTCAACCCTTACAATTCGGGACGCCCTGAGGTCATATTTAATTTAAACGCAGCGTCATCAACTTGGGAAACAAAACCACAAGGCGCAACGGGCAACGCTGAGCCTTTAAAAACGCAAGCCATACGCCAAGCTTATGCGTCTGACGGGTCACCTGCAAAGGAGCTTGACGATCTGATTGAGCGCATTGAAAACAAAGAGCTTAAGCAACAGATTAAAAATGTTTTACCCCTTGCCTATGCTTGTTATGGCAGAGCGTTCATGCAAGCAAAGCGTGATTGCATGGGATACCTAAAAAATGCGCCTGATTTTATCAAAGGCGTTAACCGCAACGGCAAGCCTTACAATATAAACCGCAAAGCGAGAGAGTTTGCCAAGCGCATGAATATTCAATGATCGAGACAATAGAAGAGAAAGCAAACACCGCATTTGAGCGATCTGAAAATTATCAGTTTTTAGGTGAGCCAATCACATGGTCCTACCGTCATGAATGGCTTTGGGTTGAAATATCAAGGGCGTCAGGGTTTGAAAATGAAAAGGATGCGCTTTTGATGATGTGGCTTGGAGGGTTGCATGATGCTAAGGATTTAAAAGCGATTAAATACAAGCACAGAAAAGACCCTCACGAGGTCATTGATGAGTTTGAGGATTATTGTGAGCAGTTTAGAATAAATGGCAATGAGGTTGAGGAGGCGATCACAGTCTGCCAAGAAATCCTTACCGATATCGATGCAAGCACCAACGAAATTGAACCTAATTCTGACGTTGAAAAGGAGGCAGCAAAACCGCCAAAAAAGTGAGTTCTGAGGCTGCATATATTTGTCACATACATGCAGCTACAGGCTTAAGTCCTGAAGATATTATTTATAAATTGCCTTACAGCCAAGGTCTTCAAATTTTAGCCTTAAAATTGTACTCACTTGGCAACGAGTTTATGGGTCCAAGGCTTGAGGCAGATGCAACTTTTGACGCCATTGCAGGATTTTGAACACTATCAAAACTTGCAAAAAAACATCATATTAAAAAAATGCGGGCACCATCACAGTTTTTACAAATTGCAGGAAACTTCA